AGTAATCTCTGCCAAGAAATTACTCTCCCCACATTCCCTCTTCAACATATTGATGATGAACATGGTGAGATTGCTCTGTGCATTCTTTCTGCAATCAATGTTGGTAAGGTAAAGTCTGATGATGAACTTGAAGATCTTTGTGATCTTTCTGTTCGTGGTCTTGAGGAGTTGATTGATTATCAAAAGTATCCAATCATTGCAGCAGAAGTTGCTACTAAAGCGCGTCGTTCTCTTGGTATTGGATTTATTGGTCTTGCACATTATCTTGCCAAACTTGGATTTAATTACGATTCCTTAGGGGCATGGGATGCAGTTCATAAACTAGCAGAATCCTTCCAGTATTATCTCCTGAAAGCATCAAATCAACTTGCAAGGGAGAAAGGTCATTGTGAATACTTTGGTCGTACTAAGTATGCTGATGGTATTCTTCCAATCGACACTTACAAAAAAGATGTAGACGATATTGCTAATCCAGAGTTGCAGCATGATTGGGAAACTCTTAGAGCATCTATCTTGGAGCATGGCCTCAGACACTCAACACTGTCTGCACAGATGCCATCGGAGAGCAGTTCCGTTGTGTCAAATGCAACCAATGGAATCGAACCACCCAGAGATTATTTGTCCATTAAGAAATCCAAGAAAGGACCTCTTAAACAGATTGTTCCTGGGTATTCGCATCTCAAAAACAACTATACTCTTCTTTGGGATATGCGTAATAACACTGGTTATATCAATGTTGTTGCTATGATGCAAAAATTCTTTGACCAAGCTATTAGTGGTAATTGGTCTTATAATCCAGAGCACTATCCTGACGGTGAAGTTCCTACATCAGTCATGGCAAATGATCTTTTAACTACATACAAATATGGATGGAAGACATCCTACTATCAGAACACTCACGATCAAAAGACTGATGAGGTAGAAGATAAGTCTTCCAAACTGGAAGCTTTGATGGTAGAATTAGAAAACGCTAACGAAGGGGAGTGTGAGTCCTGTGCAGTTTAAACTCAACGACAATCCAGAATCTAGGAGAGTTGAAGGCATGACAGTTTTCAACGCCAACCAAGTGGACACCAAAAAACAACCAATGTTCTTTGGTGCTCCACTGGGAGTTCAAAGATATGATTCTTACAAGTATCCTATCTTTGATAAACTTACAACTCAACAGTTAGGATATTTTTGGAGACCTGAGGAGGTCTCTCTTCAAAAAGATCGTGGAGATTATCAAACACTGCGTCCAGAGCAAAAGCATATCTACACTTCTAACTTGAAGTATCAGATTATGCTTGACTCTGTTCAGGGTCGTGGTCCTGGGATGGCTTTTATCCCATATTGCTCTTTGCCTGAGTTGGAAGCAGCAATGACTGTATGGGAGTTTATGGAGATGATCCATAGTCGCTCCTATACTTACATCATCAAAAACGTGTATTCAAACCCCAGTGAGGTGTTTGATACTATTCTCACGGATGATCGTATTCTAGAACGCGCTGAGAGCGTTACAGGAGCGTATAACGACTTCATTCGTGAGGCACAGCAGTATGGTTCATCTAACGCATGGGAACATGCGATTGAAGGTGCTGGTACTTTCAAAGAAACAAGGTATGAACTCAAACGGAAACTCTTCCGAGCAATCGCAAATGTCAACGTTCTGGAAGGCATACGATTCTATGTGTCTTTCGCCTGTTCATTTGCCTTCGGTGAGCTCAAACTCATGGAAGGAAGTGCTAAAATTATTTCCCTCATCGCACGAGATGAAAACCAACACTTAGTTCTCACTCAGAACATTTTAAACAAGTGGGCAGAGGGTGATGATCCTGATATGAAGAAGATCTTTGAGGAAGAGAAAGAGTGGTTGTATGCGCTCTTTGATCGTGCTGTTAACGAAGAAAAACGTTGGGCACAATATCTCTTCAAAGATGGTAGTATGATTGGACTCAACGATAAACTACTTCATCAATACGTTGAGTGGATTGCTAATCGCCGTCTTAAAGCAATTGGTATGAAACCAGTTTATGATATCTCTGCCAAGAACAACCCACTTCCCTGGACACAACACTGGATCTCTTCTAAGGGTCTACAAGTTGCACCACAGGAAACTGAGGTTGAGTCCTATATCGTAGGAGGAATCAAACAAGATGTCACAGCATCCACATTCGCAGGATTTAGTCTCTGATTCAAGAAACGAAGAAGACTATGACACATGGGAATATGGTACAGAACCTATTCCCAATGACACAACTTGGAAAGAAACCCAAAAGGATCAAGAGGAGAAGTAAATGTTTATCGAAAACGAAAACAGAGGAACCTGGACAGAGACATATCTTGCCTGGAAAGGTTCTCTCCTCACCGAAAAACAAATTCAACTTCTCACTGAGGGTCCACACAGTCTGACTGACTCTTGGGCTCTTGGTGCTATGAAGAATGAATATGACAAATACTTCAAAAACAACCGACTATAAAGATGCCACGTAACGAAATCTCAGTCGCAGAAATTAAAACCAGAGTAGAGAAACTTAAAAATGAACTCTACTGGGAAGAGCACAAGTATGGGTCACAAGCACGTGAACTTGCACATAAATACGTGAATCGAGTGCTTGATATTATTGACGAATATCGATTATGAAAATCCCTGGATCTATAATGGCGGGGTGTTTGACGGGAGCGACCTTGGGAATTACTATGGGTTTGTTTACCGTATTACCTCTAAAACCACCAAGCGTTCGTACATTGGACGCAAATACTTTTGGCAAAAACGAAAGCCTAGACCTGACAATTCGGGTCGAAAAAGAAGGCGAGTTACATCTGAAAGTAACTGGCGCAAGTACTATGGATCTTGTCCAGAGCTTACGGCAGATGTTAAGGAATATGGACGGGACGATTTTGTTAGAGAGATCCTGAGTCTTCATGAGACTCCTGGTAAGACTAACTACGAAGAGACCCGTCAACTCTTTCTAAATAACGTGCTGACCGAGAGCTTGACAGATGGCACCCCTGCCTTCTATAATAGCAACATCCTCGGTCGCTATTACCGCAAAGACTACTTTGAGCTACCCGCCCCTGAGGCAGAGGTAGATGTCGAATTCAATTGATTTAATGTTTGAAAAACTATTCGCACCACTTCTCCTTTCTATTCCCGTTGCTGCTTGTGCTTATCCAGCAATTAACGAGATTAAAAATCCTCCTCCTGTTGACGTAACCGTCAATAAGGAAAAGGCAGTCCCTATCGAAGTGGTAGAAAAGTCTTGGAAGTGTCCTGGATGTAATTACAACGAGAAATATGTCCTCGAAAAACTCCAAGAGAAAACCAAGATCTCTGACCGAAATGCCCTTGCAACAATTATGGGTAATATCAAAGCAGAGAGTAACTTCCATCCAAATATTTGCGAAGGAGGTGCAAGAGTTCCTTATAACGCTTGCCATCGTGGTGGTTATGGTCTTATTCAGTGGACTAGCATAGGCCGTTACACGAATCTTGGTAAGTTTGCCAAGCGTTATGGTTACGATCCTTCTTCACTTGAAGGACAAACCGCATACATGATTAATGAATCGGTCTTCCAACGCTACCTTCCCGAGTTTGAAGGAAATGGACAAACAGTTGATCAGTACATGGTTGCTGCCTATTACTGGTTAGGTTGGGGCATCAAAGGAAACCGCCAACTCTATGCATATAACTATACTAAGAAATTTGTATTTGCATGATTAACGACTGGCGTTATGATGATGACCGTTTAAAACTTCGTGGTGAAGTTTTACAAGTCCTTTTGAAAAAATATGGGGCACAGATGGAGGGAATTGTGCCTAAATATTCAACGCAATCCATTTATGAGTGTGCTCATGATTGGGTGTCACAAGGACATAAGACTCACTTCGGAGTCGCAAAATATTTTGAGGCATACTATGCGAAAACTTCTTCTTAGTGCTATACTTCTGTTAGCACCTCCTGCTGTCGCTGAACCGACAAAAGGATACTATACTATGGACTCTTTGGGTTGCATGATCACCAGAGAATGCTCTAAGGATGTCCGACGAATCAAGAGTATCGACGATATTCGTAAAGAGTTTCCTGATTCTAATTTTGATCTTGTTGCTGACGAGTTTAACTCGATGTTGGTATCCCTTGATAAGATC